AAAACCACGGATAAGTTAAATGCACACATAGAAAATATGGCATTAAACAAAGTTAATATAGAATTTTTAAGAGGTCAGATGGATAAAGTATTAGTTGATATTGAAAAACTAAAAGATGCTAACAGAGATCTAGGATACAAGAACGGAAATTATAATGATTGAAACTGTCATAGCCCTACTTATGTTTGTAAACGGAGAGATCAAGGAAGCTCGTTTGCAACCGTCGATGGCCGTTTGTTTACGCGGCAAACGTGAAGCTGAAAGAAATTTTTCTGAATCTGTTTCTTACAAATGCATTCGTAGTCAAGCAGAATTAGAGGATAATATCGATGGATCAAAAAGTATTAAAAAACTTATCCTATCTAAATAAATTTGCACAAAAGCTAAGAGATTTTAGATTGAATCCGTATGCGAAAGAAGTTCGCACTCCGCAATATAAGCAGAGAATACGTAAAAATAAAAAATTGTATGATAGAAAAAAATTAGATAAAGTTGAATTATGACTTTTGGAAAAATGGGTTTCTACATCGATACGGCAACAGGCGTTTGTCCGCACTGTGAAGAGAGCACTTTGTTAATTGCTGTTGTTCAAGAATTTTATCGTTGCACTACTTGTGGTGAGGATACTAAACAACACATCAATGGTTCAATACGATACTTAAAATTAACAAAGGATGACACCGAATGGCTAAAAAACAGAAGTTTGGGGTAAACAATTACAAAGGATCTACACGTAAGAAAAGACCAAAGAGACACTCAAAAAAACCAAACAAAAAATTTGACAGGAAAAAAAGTAGAGGTCAGGGCAGATAATGAAAGTATTTACCTTAGTCATTTACATTTGTTCGGCAGCAGCTAACACATGCATACCACCCTATCAGTGGCCTGATAAATTTAAATCTTCATACGATTGCATGGTTACAGGATACAAGGAGTCTCATTCAAAAATTATAGAGATGGGTGAGGAAGTTGTTAACAAATACAACGTTTACATTAAGTTTGATTGTAT